TCATTTTGTTTATATTCTCGTTTGTCCCTCTTTCGTATGCGCTGTACGGGTGGCAATAATAAACCGTCGTGCGCTTCTTGTTCCCGTATACCGATTTTTCGATCGCTTCGCAATTCAAGAATTCCGAACCGTTGTCAACGGTAATTGATTTGAATATCTTTGCAAACTTCCGCCCGTATTTCCGTTCCAGCTTGTTCAGCGCCGCCACGACGCTGGCGGAAGTGTGATCCGGCATTTTGATAATAATTTCGCGGCGCGTCAACCGCTCCGAAAGAACAAGCAAAGTTTCCTTCGTTTTCTTCTTTCCCTCGACGCAATCCATTTCCCAATGTCCGAAGGTTTCGCGATCGTTGATTTCCTGCGGGCGGTTCTCTATGCTTTCGCCAACGGACGCGCGGGCGGATTTCCTCTTCACGCCGTTATACTTGCGCTTCCGCTTCCCGCCTTGCGGAAGGTTCTTCCGCTCCAGCCGCAAAAATATTCCCTTGTCGATGTAGTTATAAATCGTCTTTTCGCTGATCTCTGTTTTGAAGGAAAGCCCCAGCGTCTTGATCTCTCCGACGACGGCGGCGGGCGAATAACCTTCATCAACAATCTTCCGTTCGATGTACTCCGCCAATTCGTGATCGTCGCCGATCTTTAATTCGCCGCCCTTCGCCTTCAAGTTTGCTTCATAGCGCTGTTGTGCTATGTCCGGCGAATAGCGTTCTTCGGTCGTCAAGTCGGAATTCAAATGCGTATACGTGCCGCGCTTCAATTCTCTGTAAATCGTGGTATTGTGAACGTGAAGGCGTGCCGCGATCTGTAACGGCTTCAAACCTTCCTTCAATCCCTTTTCGATTTTAAGACGATCGTTCCACGTCAAGTGTTTGTGCATTGTCATTTCCTCCCCGATATAAAAACAAAAGGGCGGCATATCCTGCCGCCCACGCCCGTTACTGCTTGCGTGCCGCTTCACAAAAGGAAGCGATAAATCGCTTGATCTCTGTTGTCGGTGTCGTTCCTTTGATTTCGCAAGCCTTCTTGAATTCCTCTAACACTTCCGGTCGAAGATCGAGCGGGAAGCGGGCGTAATTTTTCCGGATATGCTTTTGCTGTGCCGTGTAGTCCTTGTTCATGCCGCCACCTCGTTTCGTTTTCTATATTATAATATATACGTGCGTATATGTCAATAGATTTTCCAAAATTGCCACAAAACAAAGCGACGACGGGATCATTCCCGCCGTCGTTATTCGTCTATGCCTAAAAGCCAATTTACCGAAACGCCCAGCACTTCCGCGAATGTCTTTAACTCGAAATCAGATACGAAGCGCGTTCCGATCTCAATTCGGCTTATGCTGTCCCGCTCCATGTTTACGCCCTTCAACTGTATTCGGGCGGCTAAATCCTCTTGTCGCAACCTCTTCACAACGCGGGCTTCCCGTAATCGGTCGCCGCAAATGTTCTTTTTCCCGCCATAATCATATATTTTCATGCTTTACGCCCTCTTAATTCTTATCATTTGCAAATTATGTGTGAATATTCTGCTTTATTCTTGATTTTAGCGCATTAAAAGTGTATAATTGTGTTAAAGGTCAGAATGGGCGAACTATTCAAATAAAGTTTACAAACGGAAGGGGGATATACCTTGAAGAAATCTGTTATCGCGCTATGGATCGCCGCCGCGCTGTTCCTTGCGTGTTCGTTTACATTCCTGCCGGACGGGATCGGCGAATTTGTTTGTGGCGTTGCGATCGCCGCCGTGCTTGCCTTCCTCGGATATAGGCAACACAAAAAGCCGAAAGAAGCGCCCGCCGCTTCCTCTCCAGCACCCGCCGACGATAGCCCGTATGAATTCATACGAACAAAGATCGCGGGCGTTACATTCAAAGACGGAAGGAAAAGCCGTCAAACGATCCTGCGCCGCCTGTATTGGAAGGACGAACCCTTCGACAAGAACGCCGCCGAAGTCATACTTGAACGCGGCGAATACGAAGGAAAGCCCGCTTTCGCTGTAATGCTCAACGGCGAAAAAGCCGGATATGTACCCGCCGAACACGCGCAATTTGTCGAAGATAACTTCGATCGTTGCGACGGCGTAACGAATATCGAAGCATACCACGGAAAAGATGATATTTACGGCGCGGAAATCATCATTCGTTTTCGCAAAATCTGAACCAAATAAAAAAATCCCCCGTGAAGGCTCGAAAGCCCGCACGGGGGATTATGTTTTGTGTCAATTAAGCCGCTACGCGCGAAGGGGGAAAGACGCGCGGCGGTTCTTTATTCGCCTTCGGTCTGTCCCTCTTCAATAACGCCGAAATATGCAGGAAGATCAAAGACGGCGGCTTCAATAAGTTTGTCCAAGCTGTCCGCGTCAATCTTGAAGCCCTTTTCGGTCAAAAAGTCGATAACATACGCTTTCTTTTCCGCGCCCCTGCCGCTTCCGGTGTAAATCTGTTCGGCGGCTTCGACGGCAACCGTTACCCACATTTCGATCTGCTCGAACTGTGCGGCGGAAGTCTTGCTTCTGATCCAAGGGATCACGACGGCGGAAATAATAGCCGCAATCAGCATGATAACGGCTTCAATAATCACGTTAAGATCAATAGTCATTGTTTGTATCCTCGCTTTCTGTTACTTCGATTTGTTCTTTTTTCTTGATACGTCCGACGATCACTTCGGCAATTCTCTTCGCCATCATTACGCCGCATTCAATCACGACGGCGCGGAAATACCATTCGATCAATACCGTTTGTTCCGTCCGCGTGACAAGGAACGAAACATACTGCGCGGCAATGAAGATCAACGTTGTAATTCCGATCGCTACAATGAACCGCGTTGCGAAGCGTTCGTCAACAAGGAAGCCGCGTTTCTTCGCGTGCTTCGGTTTATATCTGCGTTTTGCCATTTTGTCCCCCTTCCTTTAACGCGCGGGCGCGTTGCGTAACACGTTTCGCGCGTTAGAATTGCGTTATACCAGCGTTAGATCGTCGGTGTTTACTGCCGCGACGACAACGCCGCCGTAAGCGATAACGGCGCGCTTGCCGTTGATCTCCTTTACGATGTGATCGCGCTTGTAGACGAAGGAAGCAAGCCGCCCGCCTGTATAGGTTTTTGCGCCTTCCTTCACGCGTACTTTGCTTCCGGCTTTGATTTCCTCCGCGCCGTCAAGGTCTGCCGCGTCCACCCAGCCGTACACGTTCGATCCGCCGCCCTTGACGGCGACAACGTGGTATTTGTGTTTGCCTTTGCTGTAAATGCTTGTGATCTTCGCTTTGCCGGAACGACAAGGCTTTCCGCTCGAAGCATTCGCGTTCGTGTAATGCGTGTTGCCCTTGAAGTCCACAATATCGCCGATCTTGAACCCCTGCGCCGTAGTGCTGGGCTTTTCTGCCGGAACGGTCGTATCCGTTGCCGCCCCTACATAGTCGATGTACGGTAATTTGCCGTGTTTCTTCCATGTGCGGGCATTGTATCCGGTTTTGCTTCCGATGTTTGCGACGGCTGTAATCTGAACGTCGTTATCCCAGCGCGGCGTGCATTCTACGCCCAGCCCGTCGCCGATATATACGCCGATATGCCCTTCGCACCACAACGCTTCGCCGACTTCGATTTTTGAAAAATCGGTCGTAACGCCGGAACAAACTTTAATCATCTGATCCGCGCCAATGTCCGGAACGCCGTTCACGGCATATCCTGCGCCGCCGTAACGTTTGGAAGCGTCGCCGCTCCAGCCCCACAAAACGCCCTTGATTAAGCAAACGCAATCAAAGCCGAATGTATCGGCGCTTGCGGCTTTAATCATTGCGGTTCGCGTTGCGTCCTTGTTGTACTTGTGGTTTGTGGTGTATCGCTGTTTGTTCTCCGCGTTCATGGGCGCGCCGAAGCACCCCATAACGTAAAGCGTCTTGTAATTCTTCGCAATGTCGATCAGCTTTTCGACGAATGCGGCGCTTTTCATCTTGCCCACTTTGTTTTCCTCCTTCTTTTCGGTGTCGCCCGCTCCGGCGTATTTATCAAAATACTTTTGTCCGTAGCTTGCGCGGCGTTCCTGCGCGGCGGCGCTCATATCCGCCGGACGCTCGAATTTCAGAAGCACGCTATCAGAAGCGGCGCGAACGGTCGTTGCGGTTTTAAGCGTGTTCAACACGGTTTTGTATCCGGTCGAAAGCTCCTTGAAGCAGAATTTCAACTGCATTTCAAGATCGCCGATCGACGCACCTTCGGAACGGGCGAAAGCAAGCAACGCTTCCTTTCTGCTCCAATACGTCCATTGTGCCAGCCCGTAGCCCGCGCAATCGCGCACGAAGTTTCCGTATGTTCCGTTGTCAACTGCCGCCGTGTAGCTGTCGTTCGTGTGTCCCAGCTTCTTTTCGTAGCTGTTTTGAAGGTTCTTCGGATTAAGCGCGCTTTCGGCGTAAAGATTGCCCATCAATCCCGCCGCGCCCGCCTCGGTCAATCCCTGCGCGATACAAAAATTCCATATTCGCGCTTCGTCGGTGTTGCCTTTAAGTGCCATTTGTACCTCCTTCGGATAAAAAGAAAACGGCGGGGAAGCCCCCGCCGCTGTCCGGTTACTCTGTTTGATCCATTCGCTGTTCGATATGGTCAAGTCGTTTGTGCGCCTGTTTTGCAGACGCTTCAACGGAAACAAGCCTTCCGACGAAATCGGTATTCGTCTTTCGCTGTTCCCTCTGTTCTGCCTTTACGTCGTCAATGCCGCCTTTGATGTAGCCCAATTCCGTAAGAATTGTTGCGTCGCTCTTTGCTTCTTTGGCTTTGTCGCTGTCCCTGTTGCGGACAAAAGCGACGTACCCGAATACAATAGCGCATACGGTACTAACAACGGAAAGAACGGTCATCATAGTTTCACCCATGTGTTATTCCTCCCCGCTGTTTACTTTCTCCCATTGCCACATACCCGCCGTGTCGGGCGGATATACGCAATTAGGCATATCAGCCGTTGCAAGGTAAACTTCGCCTTTGTAGCTGTAATATTTACCCGCTTCAACGTTGACAACAATTCCCGCCGTTTCCGGATACGGGATCGGATCGTCAATCGTGCCGCTTGCGCTGATCTCGATATGGCGATAATATGCGAAGGTCGTTTCGACGGGATACGCGGCAACGTTTGAAGTGTGCGGCGCGATAACTTCGTAATAGTAATCGCCGTATTTGAAGATTTCGCCGATCGTGTTGTATGCGTGCTTGTCCTTGAATTCGTCGTATGCGATAAGCTCCGCCGATTGAAGGATCATTTCGTCGGTAATGACGTTCGTATTCGCCGCCCGATCCTGCACGATCTGCGCTTTGAAGGAAAGGGAAAGCAAGGCGGCGTTGTTTGCTTCCGCCGCCTTTACTGCTTCAACCTCTTTTTTGAGCGCGGCGTTACCGCCGCCGTTTTTGTTATGCGTTACACTCATTCAAAGTTACCCCCGATCCCCGATACCCAGCAATTTGTCAGCGCTGTTCCGCGCTTTACTGTTACACGGATATTCAAGCCGTATTGTGCCGCCGTGTTCATCGTATTTTCAAATACGTGGGCGTGTCCGGCAATAACGGCGTTCGTGCAATCTTCCCAAACAGGGGAAGTGTCGAACGGATTGTTTGTTGCTTCAACCTTGAATTCGCCGCCCGCCGGAATATCGCGCGTTACCGTGATATTACAGCGTGTCGGCTGGCTCTCCGCTTCCAGCGGTTCGGTCAGCGTGATAACGAAGCCGTCAATCGCCTTCGTAAAGGTCAATGTGCGGACGGCGCTATTTCCTGCGCTGTCGGTCGCCGTGATCGTGATTGTGTGGATCGCGTTTGAAAGCGCCGTGAAGCTGTCGTCGATAACGGAAAGCGTCTGCGTTTCGCCCAGCTTGACGTTATTCTTCGTCGCATGAACTGCGCCGTCGATCTTTTCAACGACGTTCACAACGTCCGCGTCGGGATCGGTTACGCTGTATTCGTAGGCGAAGCCCTCGCGCTTCACGCCAAGATCGGCGTTTGCGCCGCTGATAACGGGCGGCTGATTGTGAATTACGGCAATATCGCCGCTTGTGGTGTATGCGGAATAATTGCCGTAGCTGTCTTTTGCGCGGACGCGGTATTTCAGCGTGTTCCACGCGGTCGAAACTGCTTCCGTGAAAGTCTGCGCGGCGGAACTCTGAACTTCCGTCCACGCTCCGCTGTTATAGGAACGTTCAAAGCAGTATGTCAGCGCGTCGCCGTCCGGATCGGTCGCCGCCGCGCAAGATACTTCGATATTCTGCCCGCTGTATGCCGTCGCGGGCGCTGTGATACCGGAAGGCGCGGAAGGCGCGCTATTGTAGATAATTTCGTAATTACCATCTGCGTTTGTGGTATCAGATACCAAGATTGAAGATGATAGATTACAAAGCGGGCGAACGCCGATGTTGCCGTAGAACGCGCTGATGTTGCTCAGCGCGCCGTCCGTGTTGACATAGCGGACGTAGCGGGCGCTCGACGAATTAGGCGTGCGAAGCCACCAATACCAGCCCTTTGAAGTCGCGTAACTGCTGTTTGTGTATCCGTCGCTATTGCTGTAACATTCAGCCGAAGGATACGCGACGCGGGAAGCGTCGTTGCTGAACAAGGCAAGAAGCGAACCTTCGGCGATACTGTTTTCGTTTGCAAGTCCCACTTCGGTGGTAGACGCAAGGAACATTTTTGAAGTTACGGTTTCGTAACTGCCGCCGTCGGTTACGGTGTTTTTTGCTACGGTCTGCGTAGTGTCCAAAAGCTCCGCAACGAACTTCGGTTCAAGCATAGCAAGAAAGCCCGCCCAAGACGTGTACGCGTTATATGTAACGTGTGTCGTTTTCGTGGTCGGCGCTTGATCGGCGCTATGCTGTGCGCTGTACCATGCGCCCGCCGCCGCGTTGCTGTTCAGCCATTGCAGAAGGTTGGAATGCAAATATCGGTTGTTGCCGTAGCTCTTGCGGTCGCTGTTGCTGTTGTTCGGTTCTTTCGCGTCGAACGCCATAATCTGAATGATCTTTTCAGTTATCAGCGTAACCGAATTTGCAGGGTAGCCGCTGTGGTTCTTGTCCGCGATCTTGAAAACCAGCTTTGCGCCGAAGCGGGATTGATACGCCGAAAGAACCGGAACTTCAATCTTCGCACCGACTGCCAATTTGCTTATTGATTGCGACATGGTTTTTCCTCCTTTGGTTTGAATAAGCTGTTGTAATAATGATCCGTGCGCCGGATCAAGTGATAGCAATTACCCTTTGAAGCGTGTCCCCTCCAGCTTTGATAGGATTGTTCGATCGTTTTGTCGTCAATCCGTCCCGCCGCTCGAAGGCTGGCAAATTTCTTCAACTTCCGCTTCATGTTGTTTTTGCTCCGGCGGCGCACCTTGCGGATCACCGCGCCGCTTTCCGTCAAATACGTATGAAAGCCCAAGAAATCAACGCCGTTCTTCAACGGGTAAATGTTGGTTTTCGCATTCAGCGAAAGCCCGCGATCTTCGACGAACGCTTCAATCTCCTTCAAACAATGCTGTAAATACTCTTTGTCTTTATGGATCAAGAAGAAGTCGTCCATATATCGCCCGTAAAATTTGATACCCAGCTTTTCTTTTACGAAGTGATCCAGCCCGTCAAGGTAGAGAAGGGCGAAAAGCTGTGAAGTCTGATTGCCGATCGGTATTCCGACGTTTCCTTCTGTGCTGTCGATAATAAGATCGACAAGCCACAAAACGTCCGGATCGGAAATCTTCTTGCGGATTAAGGTTTTCAAAACGTCATGCCGGATCGAATAGAAATACTTTGAAATATCGCATTTCAAAATCCAGCCGTCAACGCCGTTTTGTCGGTAAAACCTCCGCATGAATTCTTGAAGCCTGTCCAGCCCGTAGTGCGTGCCTTTGCCCACTTGCGAAGCGTAATTGTCCCGAATGAACGATCGCGTCAAAATTGGTTCAAGCACATTATCGCAAAGCGAATGTTGAACAACCTTGTCTTTGTAGCTGTTCGACATAACGACGCGTTTCTTCGGTTCGTATACCTCGAACGTGTTATACGGTGACATTGTATAGCGCTTCGTCTTTAACTGCGCGCTCAATAGGTTTATTGCTTCAAGAAGGTTTACTTCAAACTTTGCCGCCGCTCCTTTCCACCTTTTGCCCCTCCGCGCCTTTCGGTAGGCATAATATAGGCTTTCAAAGCTGTATATCTTTTCAAACTCTGTCATAATAAAAATTTCCTCGCTGTGTGTAACCTTTGCCAGCCGCTTTCGCGTCATGCTCCGGTATCGGCGATCCTGTATTTGTCCCCGCCGTGGATAGCGGCGACGGGATACACCTTCCTTTGATGATGGTATTCTGCTTTCGGCTTGCGCCTACTCGTTCGCGTGTTCCATCGAAGCGGGCGAACGCCGTTGTTGCCGTTGTACGCGTTGTTGTTGTTCAGCGTGCCGTCCGTGTTGACATTGCGGACGTTGCGGGCGTTCGACGAATTAGGCGTTGCAAGATGTACCCCGAAACGATTTTCAAGCCCTCGTTTTATCCCGCTTCTTCCACGCGGTTATCATGTACTTTACTTCAAGCGCCATTTTGCTCCAATATTCGGAACTGCTCATTGAAATAAAGCCCATTTCTTGCGAAAGCTCTATGAAAAATAGAAGCTCCTTGCAATAGGTCAGCGCCTTTGCTTGAAGCCTCTGTCGTTCTCTGTATTCCTGCGCGTCCCGAAGGTCTAATTCGTTCGCTTCGATCGCGCATTCGTAAATATCAACCGCTTTATCCTGTATCCTGTTTACAAGGGTAAAACGGTATTTCTTCGGGAAGCGCTCTGTCGAATTCGTTATTGTGAAGGTGTGCTTTACAAGGTCTTTCGCCTTCACAATAACGTTGAATTCCGAAGGTTCTTTCCGTTCCCGCTCCGGTCTTTGCATATATGCACCGTCCTTTCCGCATATCCTCCAGCAAAGCGGTATCGTCGGCGCACCCGTCGAAATCGAAGCCCGCTTCGGTAATGGTCAGCGTTGCCGCGTTTCCCGTTACCGTTGTTCCTGTGATCGTTACCTGCTCCGCGCCACAATCCCCGCAAGGCGGGGAAAGCTCCGCGAAGATATTTCCGATCACGCACGACAATTCCGCCGCCGTGCAAGCGTGCCGCGTTAGCATTCGATCCTCTGCAATGTTTCGTTCCATACGCCCGTAGAAGAAACGCCGGAAAGGTCGTCGAACAGGATCAAGAACGGATTTTCTGTAATGTCATTGAAGATCACGGCTTCGATCAGATCAACGCGCGCGTCAAGCGCGTTTGTAATGTTCATCAGATTAGCCGCCGCGTTTTCGTCCAAAACTTCTTGAAGCCCGTTGAACCAACTGTTGAATTCCGCCGCCGCCTGTGCTTCAAAATCCGCCATGTGTTGCTCGAACGCGTCGTACTGCGTGTTGCCTTGCAGTTTAAGCGAATTCATATACGAAACAAGCGTGTTGTACTCCGCCGCCGAAAGGCTTTGATACTCCGCGAACCATGCTTGAAGCTGTGCGTTAAATGCTTCGGTGTCGATCTGATCGACAACCGCCGCCACAACGCCGCAAACGGTAGTATCAAGGCGAAGATCTGTTATACTGCTTTGTGTGATTGCAGTTACGCCCGCGCCCACGTAAACGTCCGCCAGCGCAAGCTCGTAAATATCCGCGTCCCTCTGCAATGCGGGCGCGGTAGGTGAAGCGCTGTACGCGGACGACTTGACTTCCGCCGAAATAATGCGGTTCGTCAAATCCCAGCGCACAACAATTCGATCAATTCGGTTTAGCTGTCCGTCAGCCGTGCCGATCGTGATTGTTAGATCGCTTGTGTTGTTGTAGAAATAGCCGTTGATCCACGCTTTGCCAGCCTTCAAAAGAAGGTTCATACCGTTATCAACGACAACTTGAAGCCCCGTCGAAGGAACGGGGAAAACGCCATTCCCGATGAACGACGCGAAGTATTCCGCCCAATCCTCCGCCCTGTACGTGCGATCGTGCGAAACGCTATTGAAGAAACTTGATTTTTCCATTCTGTGAAGCCCTCCTTATTTCGTGATCTGTCGAATTTGCGTCAGAAGCGCGGGCAAACTTTCGCCGAAGGTAATATCTATCTCTTCGCCGCTCGTTTCGTAGGTTTCCGCGATCTCTGTAATGCGAACGT